AATTCAAAGTCAAATTTAGATTGTTGTCTTGCAGTAAATGAAGCAGATACATCATATTTTATAATATAATTTTCTGTAGCCATAAATTATCTATGTTATACTCCCGTTTTATAATATATTATCAACATTTCTTTTTACCAAATCCCGTCTACGTTTTTCTCCAGTAACCATACCATGTTGAGGATTATCTGGATTTGATGCCATTTCACCAGAAATAGCTCTATTTGTGCCAGATATAGATTTTTGTGATGTTAACCATTCAGATAAGTCCTGTGCTTGTTTTTCAGTTAAAGGATCTAATCCCCAAATAGACCTAACCTCTGCAGGAGTGAAAACTTTAGCTGTTGTTAATATGCTAACAATCTTTGCTAATTCTGTTCTATCACTATCGAGAATTAATCTATTTTTAATATAAAGCCGATTAACAACTTCATCTGGAATTCCAGGTCTAACAATGTTAATATGACGTTTCATTAAGTCTTCTAATTTATTTTGAATGACGTTACTATAAATTTCTGCACGTAGTGCTAAGAAACTAGTAGATTTATTGAGAGAAGTATAACCTTTAGTATCACCGCCAAGTAAAGCACTAGGAGTTCCTGAAGGACCACCTAATAATCCGTTAATTTGATCTATAATAGGTAATGGATCAGCATATGTAGTTGTTTTTGGTTCTAACCAAGAAATATCAACACTTTGACCAGTAACAAAGCCTTGATCAGCCTCTCGACGAGCATTCGAAGAATTATAATCAGTAATAGCCTGTTGTGCATCAGTTTTAGCAGCCTCAAGCTTTTCACTGTAGGTTCCTTTATATTTAGAAGGATCAAACATTGATAAATCTAATTTATGCCATTCTCTAGGAATAGAACGATTTCTCCATAAAATATCATTTCTAATTAATTGCTGTTTCCAAGCAATAATACCAACTAGAGAATTAATTGGTGCCATTGACCATAAATTAAATGTCCATCGACCTAGATTATCTTTAACCAGAGATCGTCTATTGTTAAATGAAATATGAAATATTCTATTTTTACTAATAATACGCTGATCAAGATCAGTTGTTAAATTTTCATCTACTATATAATAATTAGGTTTTGAAATCAAGTCACCCCTAATACCAGAGGGATTAATTATATTTATTTGAGATAAATTCTCAATGGCTGAGATTGCATGCATTGGCAAAGGTTCCAATCCAACAATACCCTTTGAACCGTTAAACTTTATCACATCAACAGCATCACCATATTTCCATAAATCAATAGCATAATTATAAAATAATTTTCTTAAGTTTATACGTTTAGCCCATTGTTGTGCTTCTGTTAATGCGGATTCTTCATCACTAGTTAATGTTGCATCTTCATCATAAAGATTAATTGCTGGATTTCCAACAGATTTCTCTATCATAATAGCCATAAGTTCTATTGCAGAATAAAGTCTCTCATCATCCCAATAAAGTCTATCTGCTACTAGATATCTATTACCACTAGTTCTTAAATCACCTAATTCTTTTAATTGTCCGCCCATAATAGATGCAGGAACAAAAACTAGAGGATTAGTTGTTGAAGTTTCTAAATCTGTTGCTGCTGTGCCAGTATTATTGGCGTTTTTACTAAAACTATTAAATAAACCTTTAATTGGATTTTTCATGGTCTAGTGTTAAATGTTGCTACATAATGCATCGGTATAGATTTTCGTTGTCTTTGACTATCTTCTCGTCTTCGAATAAAAGATATCAATTGACAAGTAGAGTCAGCTTGATCTTTTGATCCATTTGACGGATGATCTACATCTCTGCTTCTAATTAGTAACAATTCATAATATTCTTTAAATAATAAATCCCCATAGGGAACCTGAGCATAATCGTCATATAAATCATTACGTAAAAGTATCCAATCTGGTAATTTTAAGGTATGTTGATATATAGGTATATTCATATCTTTAACCATAGATTGTAAATCACTATGCATATAAACATCAAAAATATAACCAGAAACCGGGAGTTTTTCAATTATAGGTTTTATTAATTCAGCAATATTACTAGTTTTAATTTCATCACCCTTAGCAGCTATTATAACAGTGCTACCTATAATAATAATATTACCATTTATACTATAATATCCAACTGATAATCCAAAGGCATCATTTCTAACCGCAGGGTCAGTTGCAATAAAAAATTCAACTGCATCAGAATATAATTTGGCATCTAATTTAGTTTGATCAATTTCAGGAATAAATCCTAATTTGCGTTCACGTTTGTCAATCGGAGGTTCACCAATAAAGATATTTGAACGTCTAGCTGCTCTCTTTTTAACTTCATCTAATTTTATTTCATTAAAGAAAGACTTACTATCCACACCCTCTTCTGCTCCATAATCTCTATCAAAGATATCAGGATTTCTTTTTCTTTCTTCGTCTAATATTTCTAAGGACATTTCAGGATTTAATTCCCAAGTTTTCTTCCACCAAGTTAAAGCCCAAGTCCATTTATCCTCTACAGCTTGTTTATATAAAGTTGTAATAAAATCACCAGGCCCTGAAATAGAAGATATTGCAATACGAATATCTTCATTCCAGGCTTTAAATGTACCTGTAGAATTTGCTAGTTTGAAATAAATTTCTTCAGGTGAGTGTTTTTCTGAGTCTTTAAACGATGATACCTCATCTGCAACAAAAACTTTAACTGTTCTACCTACACCTGAAGCAACATTACTACCTAAAGCCTTAAATGATATATTTTTAGGAAATTTAACAGTATTGTAAGTTAATTTAGGCTCAAAAGAACAGAAGAATGGACTATTTGCAAGAATTTCTTTAGCACGTTTAAATACAGTATCTAAAGCCTGATCTTCTGATGGAGCTACATTAATACACATTATTTCTGCATTATTTAAAAGATTATAATGTTTTTGTGGGTTTGGTAACATTAATAATTTAGCTACCTCGTATAGAGTAATTAAAGCAGCAATTGTTGTTTTACCTCCTCGTCTACCAGATACAAATATTAATTCGGATTTTATACGTTTACCGTCTTTATTCAATTGATAAAATTCGGATAGTAACTGTTTTTGTGAGTCCCATAATTTAAGATTACCTAATAAAGAATGTTCCCAGAAATATACAGGATCTACAGAAGCTTTTAATAAAATTATTAATTTCTGATCTTGGGGTAAATTATTCCAAGAAGATACATCACAACTAGGAACTAGAAGTGTTAGCAAGATTTAAAACCCCCTTAGCGGGTTGACTGTATTTATCAGCAAATTTGAGTTTACAGTTATTACATAGATTCTCAAGCATATCACCCATCATATTATTTATTTGAACATTAACAGTTTTAGCACGAATTTGAGAAGATTCTTTAAAGGTTCCTTCTAATTTAGCTAATAGTTCTAACCAAGCACGTATTTCAGCCATTAATGAAATATAAGCCCGTATGGTAGCCGGATCTGCACCATTTGCGAGAATATTTTCCAGTGATTGTGCTTTTTGCTTTAAATTATCAAAAATTTCAATACATTCTTCCAGTTTATCAACAGCAGTATTTGCCAATTCTATTGCAGAATCAGCTAAAGCTAATTTTGCATCACCAACAACATGATATTTCATATGATTATACCAAGCTTGTCTGGAATGAATTTTTAATGCTTGTAAAATACTAGAAGTCGAAATTTCTTTTGCTAACCATTTACGTTCATATTCACCTATATTATCTATTTTACAAAAATCACAAGAGGATTGTAAGGCTCGAATAAGCGGATCAACTGTCATTTTTATCAATATCTACCCAAGTATTATTAACATATTGTTGTGTTTTTTGGCAGTCAAGTCTAGAACATTTTCTATAGTTATTATTAAATGTATCATAGCGGACCCATGTATGAGTACCTCTCATACAAGATGCACGCATGTATTATAAATGCGAACCAATATATATAAGATGAGAGGGATATATAGACTTAACGATTACCTATTTTTTGAGGATCATCGTCAAAATTTTCATCACCAGTTTCCCACTGTTTAAGGGATTTGTAAAGTTCAGAATAAGATAATTCAACTTTAATATTATGAGCTTTGATTATATTTGCTATTTTTATAGTAGAATATATTTGATTTACGGCGATATCAGCATCATTACCAGATACAATATCTAAAAAAGCCGATCTTAATGATTTTTCCAAATATTTTTGTATATTATTTAGAAATACCTGGCTATCACTAGTTGGAACAGGAACTTCTTTTATTTTAAAATGTTTATTCTTCTTCGTCATCTGGATCATCTTCCCATTCATTATCATCTGGATTTGTCCAATCAGGCATAGGTGGTCTAGGCAAGTTTGTGAACCCAACCCGCCCCACAAGGACATTTTTTTCTTAAAAGTTTATCTGATCTTATTAATTTTAATACAGCATCGGATACTGTTCTTATACCGATACCTGTTCTATGCGAAACTTCATGAATAGCCATCCATTCTTTTGGGCGTTTCTTAAATAAGGATAAAACAATAACATCTGATGGTGGTAATCGCCTACCATTATCATCTGTAAGAAATCCACCCATAATTTAATCACACATAAGTTGACGGTATAGCTGCAAATCGTTCTATTTTTTTATGAACTTGATATGTTAACCATACATCTTTAATATTATGATCCATTACATAATCAAGACCTTTTTTATCACCATATTTAGCTAACTGCCATTCTAATTCTTCTATTCGTGTTTTCTTTGAAGCTGCTTGTGTTACAACGCCAATAGAATCTAGTCGATATGAATGAACTTTAATTGTAGTATGAGCCATTTTCCATGTATCTCCATATTTAATAGCTCTATATTTTGGCAGTATATCTTCCATTTTCATTAAAAGAGCACGCGATCTCAAGAATGGTAAATCGTGTTTATTCCACCCAATAGCATAATGACCTATTAAAAGATCAATTTCATATTTTTTAAGATCGTCAAAAAAGGCTTTAACAATTCTTCTATCAAAATCAACTTTACGGGTTTTAATAGAATCCCAAATTTCTTGCTGTGTTACTCTATATTTTTTAACTTCAAGAACTTTATCACGAGAGGTAACATCACGAATTAAAAGTGCAATAGTTAATACATGTCCAAATTCTGGATGTAAATTATCATTTTCAATATCAACATAACCTATACGCTTAATATTATACATTTCATAAACATCAGTTGTGGAGTATTTATACTGATCTGCTCTGTTTCTGTTACTCATCTTTGTTTATTGTTAATAAGCATACTATATAATTACGATGGTATTAACTAGCAATAGTTATTTCTCTCTATCTCTCTCTGTATCGGGGGTTGTATTTTAATAATACGACCATAACGCGGACACCATATATCATTACAATATGAAATAATGTTACCGTATTTAGATTTTATTAAATATCTTGTTATACACATTATATATTGGTATGGGATTGAAATTTATTAATATTATTATATCCCAGCCAGAAATTTATACTAAAACGTCCTTCATCAAAAGCAGCTGTATCTAAATTTACACTATTCACAGCATGTAACTGATGAGAAGGAAAAACTACCAACATATTATTTTCAGGTGTTATTTTTTTAACAACACTAAAGGTTGGATCAGCTAATAATAATTCACCACCAGTAAATTTGGCATTTTCTTTATTAAAATAATAAACAACTGTTATAATACGAGTACCACTTTTTTCACCGGCTGTAAACGTATCTTTATGCCAACCAAAAAAATCACACTTACCATACCAGGATAAAATAGTTTCACTTGTATTTATGTACTCTAATAACGAAAAAACTCCACCGTATTTTATAATAATATTCTTTAAAGCCCCCATATTGCATATTTGATTATGCAATCCTTGAACAATAACAGACTCATGTATTCGTGTTTTATATTGCTGATCCATATATACAACTTTATTATCTCTCAGTGCATTTCGACGTATTAGTTCTTCAACATCACACACCTTACAACCGTCATGTCTAGGACTTAATGTATCATAACCAACCTTTGCTTGTTCGTAAAACGGTTCTAATTTTAGTGCTTCTTCAAAAAATTCCCGACAAAGCCTACGGGGAAATGCATTATGAATTATTATATGGGAATACGGATCCGTAAAATATTCTATTTTAAAATCCACAGTATTAATTAATTTTTCAAGTATAAAACTATGTTGGATGATATAATACTATTTACTGTCCGGTCTTCCAGTTTATCAGGGTGTAATAATTTCTTCAAAAAAGTTTAAAAAATGCTTGCACATGGATTTTTACTCGGGTACGCGTATATAAATAAAATAATTTTTTTTTTGGTGACTGTTTATATAGTAGATATATAATGGGGTCGGCTGAATTTTTTATATATAAATAAAAATTTTCCTATATATAGGGTTTATATATAGAAGTATATAACTTAATAGGGTCATCCTTTATATATAATGGAGTGGAATTATAATTATTAAGCGAAAAACACGCGAACGAGTTTAAAAGGCGCGTATAAGTCCTTTTAAGCGATGATGGGAGGAGGAAGGAGGGGAAGACTAATCATGTCGCGCGCGAAAAGTGCCTTATCCCATCACGACGCATCCCTAAAACGCGTGAATCGTTTGATAGGAGGTGAAAGCAAAATGGACGCAAAAAACAAAACAAAAACATCTGTCGCGGAAGCATTTGCAGCTGAAGCAACGAAAGCCTTGAAGAACGTTTCTGATGGAGGATCGCCAAGCATGTGTTGCAAGGCATTCTTCTATGAAGGAGCTCTGCTTGCTGAAAAGTACGAAGACAATCCGATGATAACTCATAGTGGGTTAGTTAAAGGAGTCAGTACTTTGCTCGGACGAGCAATTAGGAATCCACAAATACACCAGTGGTTGATGACAAACATCGACACAGGATTCTTAGTTCGAAGTAAAGGAATCGGCATCAGTGGTAAACCAGCTTTCCACTACAGAATTAGCGAAGAAGGTTGGAAAGTTATCCAAGCTTCAAAGCCAAAGAGAGTGTAGG